TTCAGGCAAAGCGTGGTCTTTATGGATTCTTAGTAGTCTGTGATACAACAAATCACACGCCCGATATTATTGATAATAATGAGTTCAGAGCTGACATCTACCTGAAACCTGCCAAGTCAATTAACTACGTAACTCTTACTTTTGTTGCTACTAGAACAGGAGTAAGTTTTGAAGAAGTTGCTGGTACTGTTTGATTTTAAAATAAAAACATTAAAAGGAGGATCTAAAAATGGCTGAGTCAACAATTCAAAAATTTAAAAGTACTTTAATTGGCGGAGGAGCCCGTCCTAATCTTTTTGAAGTTAGAATTCCTGGAAATATTCCCGGTGGTGGAATTTTAGATGATGATTTTTCTGTATTATGTAAAGCTTCACAACTTCCAGCATCGAATCTTGGAATGATCGATGTTCCTTTTAGAGGAAGAAACTTCAAAGTAGCTGGAGATAGAACGTTTGATGAATGGTCAGTTACTGTTATTAATGACGAGAGCTTTAAACTCAGAAGAATATTTGAGGATTGGATGAATTTTATTGGACAATATGGAGATGCAAGTGGTGCAACTGAACCAAATAGTTATATGGTAGATGCTTATGTTAAACAATTGACAAGAACGCCATCCAACATTAGAACTACTGGAGAAACTGCAGGTACTGGTAATGGTTTGATAACATCAGTACCAGAAACCATATATAAATTTCATGATATTTTTCCAACAAATATTACCGCTATTGATTTGAGTTATGATTCTACCAATGTAATTGAAGAATTTTCAGTTACCTTCCAAGTTCAATACTGGACTCCAGCAACAAAAGGTGAGATAGGAGAGTAATAAATAGTGTAACTGTTAAAGACGAAATAAATTATGGCGAAACTATTTGGGTTTTCGATTGAAAATAGCGAACCATTATCTCCCGGTCTTGTTTCCCCCGTTCCTCCCAATAAGGAGGACGGGGCTGATCATTATTTAAGTAGTGGATTTTTTGGTTCATATGTTGATATTGAGGGTGTTTATCGAACAGAATTTGACCTCATTAAAAGATATCGTGAAATGGCACTTCACCCAGAATGTGATAGTGCAATTGAAGATGTTGTTAATGAAGCAATAGTATCAGATACAAATGATAGTCCAGTCCAAATTGACTTAGATAATTTAAATGCAAGTGACGGGATTAAAAAAAAGATAAGACAAGAATTTAAATATATTTTAGAACTCTTAGACTTTGATAAAAAATCACACGAAATTTATCGAAACTGGTATGTTGATGGTAGACTTTATTATCACAAAGTAATTGATCTCAAAAATCCTGAGGCAGGGATACAGGAATTGAGATATATCGACGCACTAAAAATGCGTTATGTTCGTCAAGCAGTAAAAAAAGAAGACAATAAGTATAACGTTTCTAATAGAAATATTGATAATCCGATGGATTATGATTTTCCTAAAATTGAGGAATATTTCATATATGAACCAAAAATGACTTATCCAACAGGATCTCCATCTCCAGGAACTCTTGGTGGATCAAATTCTGGTGTAAGAATGACGAAGGACTCTATTACATATTGTACTTCAGGTCTTGTTGATAGGAATAAAGGGTCAACTCTCTCTTATTTACATAAAGCAATTAAAGCACTCAATCAACTACGAATGATTGAAGACTCATTGGTTATTTACAGATTGTCTCGCGCACCAGAACGTCGCATTTTCTATATTGATGTTGGCAACCTTCCAAAAGTAAAAGCAGAACAATATCTTCGTGATGTTATGATGCGTTATCGTAACAAACTTGTATATGATGCAAATACTGGTGAAGTTCGTGATGATAAAAAGTTTATGTCTATGCTTGAAGACTTCTGGCTCCCAAGAAGAGAAGGTGGTAGAGGGACAGAAATTACTACACTTCCTGGAGGTCAAAACTTAGGAGAAATCACTGATATTAATTATTTCCAAGAAAAACTTTATCGTTCCTTAAATGTTCCAGTTACCCGAATTGGTGGTGATGGTGGGTTTAATCTTGGACGATCTTCAGAAATTTTAAGAGATGAAGTAAAGTTCAGCAAATTCGTTTCTCGTTTGAGAAGAAGATTCTCATACATGTTCAGTGATATGCTAAGAACTCAATTGATTCTTAAAAATATCATCACGCCAGAAGATTGGCAACAAATGGATGAGCATATTCAATATGATTTTCTGTATGATAATCACTTTGCAGAACTTAAAGATGCAGAGTTATTCAACGAAAGATTGAATATGGTCCAAGTTGCAGAGCCTTATGTTGGGAAATATTTTTCTCAAGATTATGTAAGACGCAAAATTTTAAGACAAACTGATATTGAAATTATCGAACAAGATGCTCTTATTAAAAAAGAAATCCAAAGCGGTGTTATTCCAGACCCAAGCATCCCAGTTGATCCTGCAACAGGAATGCCTTTAGATCAAACATCACAAATGGATTTGGGTCAACCAGTAATGGAACCAGAAATTGATGCCTCTGCAACTCAAACAAATTCTAAAGCAATAGAAATGCCCAAGGGTGGTGAAATTTGATAAATAACAACGATTAATTAATTTAAAACTATGGATGACTTAATGGATATGATTGCTACTGACGAATCTCCTTCACAGATTAGTGATAAAATTAAAGATCTTTTGTTTGTAAAGGCAGCAGAAAAGGTTGATAATTTTCGCCCTGGAGTAGCAAACGCAATGTTCAATGCCCAAACAGAAGAGGAAGAATGAAGTCCTTTAAGCAGTTCATCTCAGAGTCTGTAAATATTTCTGGTGATTTTACTGGAAATCTTTACATTAATTCTCAACAACCAGAGCAACAGCAAGTTGGTGAAGGATATGTCGCAGATGTTCTGTGGAACGGAAGTCTCTATAGAATGGAACTAACCACTAATACAGGTATTCCATCCAAACAATCTTTAGGTGAGCAACTACAATCTGAGTATCCAGGTGCTGTTGTTCATCAAATTTATCCAGTAATGGAAAAGAATTTAAACATTAAAAACGCACAAAGATACCACCCATCAAAATTAGAATGGATTGATTGATAAATGGCTCAGTGGAATAAGAATCAACAAGATTATTTGAATCAAGAAAGAACACTTCATGAGGTTTATATCCAGGCTGATCAATATGGAAATATTATAAATGAAGGTGCTACAGGTAGAGGTGCTTTTGGTGAATATGCAGTTTCTGAAATAACTCCTGTAGTTCAGTTAGACCCAATTTATGGTCTTCCCACAAACAGTTTTCAAACATATTCCTTTACTAGTGGAATAGGAACAACAAGAAATAGTCTATTTGTTGCAGAAACTGGAACCAGTGCATATGGATATGGTGTAGTTCGTTCAAAAAGATTTTTAAGATACAGACCAGGACAGGGTGGAATTGCAAGATTTACTGCACACTTTATCAATCCCACCGTAGGAGTAACTTTACGAGCAGGATTTTTTAGTCAAGAATCTTCACTACAAGTTGGATTCAATACTGATGGAAAATTCGGCATACTTCGTCAATATGAAACAAAAGCAGAAATTAGAAAACTTACTATTACAACTGCATCCAATTCTTCTGGAATATCTACAGTTATTTTAAATGGAACTTCTTATAATGTATCTCTTGTAAATGATGCCGGAATTACATCAGCAACCGCAGCAAAATTGGGATTTGGTACTTCATATACATCTCATATTCCAGACCAAAGAGATAATACTATTATATTTTTAGCAAATTCAACCGGACCTCAAACAGGCAATTTTCAATTTATACCTGGAGCAACAGGAGCAGTAGGGACATTTACAACCATTCAAACTGGTAAAGTTGCTATAGAAGATTGGACATATCAAGAAGATTGGAACCTTGATAATTTGACTGGTGTTGGTGGAACATCAAATCCATCTGGAGTTACTTTAGATACAACAAAATTAAATGTATTTCAAATTAATTATCGCTGGTTGGGTGCTGGAGAGCAAAGATATGCAATAGAAAATCCAATAAATGGAGATATGATTTTCTTTCATCATGCTCATTATAGCAATAAGCATACCACTCCTTGGGTAGATAATCCATCATTTAAAATTGGATATGTTGCCGCAAATTTAAGTGGTGTTGGTATTGCTTCAACTGCTGCTGTTTGTGGATCATCACTAATGATGGGTGTGGAAGGTAAAATTGTTCAAAATACATATCCAAGTTCTGCATTTAGAAGTACTGCTGGATTAACTGGAAATGTAGTAAATCATTTAATTACCATTCAAAATCCAACTACAAATAATGGATTAATTAACTCAAGAGAAATAATTATAAAAGGATTGAGTGGGACATTTAATAGTGGAAATGCACCTGCTGAAATTTTTGTATTTTTAGATGCTCCTTTAGAAACAGGTTCTCATATTTTTAATACTCAACCCGGAGGAAATTCAATTGCACTAGTTTCTGAAGCAACTGGAACCATAAGTCAAACTACTAACACTCCAATTTTATCTTATGCAATACCTAGTAGTGGTTCATTAAATATTGATTTGAGTAGTTACAGAATTGTAGTTTCTCCTGGAAGTAATATTTCTCTATCAATAAGAGCATCTAATGTTACAGCAACTAATACTTCTCTTATCTGGGAAGTTGATTAATTCAAAGTAATAAATAACTAAAAGTGTATCTAATAAAATAATGGCTCATAGACCAGTTGGGGTAAATTCCTCCTTTACATTCACTGCAGGTGCGGCAACAACATCATCTGCTTTTTCGGTACAATCTAGTGTTTTGAGAGTGGTTGCAGTTGGTGGTTCTGCACATGTCGCAATTGGAGTTACTCCTGCAGCGACCACTGCTGATTATTATGTTCCCGCAGGAGATACTGTAACTCTAGGTCTAACTAAAGCATCAAACAGAGTTGTTGGTGTAACAACAGGGACAACAACGATTGTTATTGTTCCAGAAGGAACTCAAGTTCCATTTACAGTTGGTGATTATGTAACGCTGACTGCTACTGGTCAATCATATTATAATTTTACTCACCAACAAGTCTTATCGATTGATA